TCGTATGTTCCCGAAGAATGTCCTCATTGCAAATTAGACACACAATGTCTTTTTGAACCCCTTGGTGAATTTGATACTGCCGATCCCGCTATTTTAAAGCAGGTTAACGCTACACTAAATCATTTATCACCTAATCCTGTTGAACGTTTAACAGAGCATGTTGCCGATTGGTACTTGCAACGTAAGTGTTCCCAAGCTCAGGCTTGGATTGCTGGATCTTGCTCTACTTTGCAGGAAGCTTTCCAAAAGCATAAACAGGAGATTTTACAGGGTACTTTAGCAACTTTAGGAATTGCTACTTTGGCTTACGCTGGCTTTCAAGCCTATAAGCGTTTACGAAATGTCGAAGAAATGATTTCTCAAGGTTGTGAGGAAAAACCACCCACTCGTTTGGATACAGATGTTCCGAATCCGTGGAAAAAGGTTTCTCCGACTTACATCAATAAAACAATTGTGAGTCGCACGACGACAGTAGATCAATTAAGTGACATGATTGCCAAACATATGGCTCATGCTACAATTGTTGATCACGATAAAGGTACACAACGCAAATGCGACATTGTGCCACTGAAAGGTAATGTTTGGCTTTTGCCAACACATATGCTTGCAGATCGTGTTTTGGACATTTATGTTCAAACTACACCCAAGGACGTATTAGGTAAGAACTTTAACCAAAAAATTGATCCCACTTGTTGGGTTTCTCTTGATGGAGATTTTTCTCTTGTACGCCTTGTGAATGGTGGTGATGTAAAACCACTGTTCAAATATTTACCTGTAGAGGATTTTACTCTAACTTCTAAAGTTTTTGTAAAGATTTTACATAAAGATGAAGAAGGTTATGTTTCGAGAGATTCTGTACCTCTTTTGTCTCGTCGTCAATTTACAAGTCTAGGAGGGACTTTTGAGGGAGTGGATTATCATTATCCTCGTCCCACCCTTCCAGGTTTGTGTATGTCACCGTTAGTCTGTTTACAGAAGGCACCAGTTATTATGGGCTTTCATTTAGCAGGACGTAATGGTGAATCATATGGTGCAGCTGGAGTTTTATTACAATCCCAGTTTTTGGAGGGTTTATCGCGTCTTGACGCTAAATATCCTTTAGCCGCTCATTCTTCAGGTGAGTTGCTAACCAATAAGTTTGATGTAGATTTTACGCCAGACTGCCCCATTTCTGTTAAACACAGTGTTAACTGGTTAGCAGATGACGATGTCGACGGACAACAGCCTTTGGCTGAAGTTTTAGGTGCCCATCCTAAGGGTACTGCTCGATTCGTTTCACAGGTTCGGAAATCTCCAATTTCTGATGCTGTGACTGAAGTCATGCAATTGCCGAGATTGCATGGTAAACCCAATACTTCACGTATTGGTCGTCACTGGGCTCGCGACTTAAATTTAATGTCGCACCCTAAAGGCAACTTTGTTCCTTCTATTTTGAAGGCTGCTAGTGATGATTTAATGCAACATATTGATAATCTTTTAGATTCCAAACCGGAACTATTAGATATCGTCCATCCTTATCCTAAAGATTATGTCTTGTCGGGTATGGACGGCGTTACATCCGTTGATCGCGTAGAATTAAATTCTTCTATGGGTTTTCCCATTAACAAAAAGAAGAAAAATTTCTTAGCGCCTGTAGACCGCGTGGTTGAAGGAATTACGGAAGTTATTGATTTTGAAGATCCCCAATATTGGGCCGAAGTTGAACGTATGGAGCGAGTTCTCGCTTCAGGTGAACGTGTTTTTGCTATTCATAGAGGTAATCTTAAGGATGAACCTACTAAGTATACCAAGGACAAGATCCGCGTTTTTGCAGGTTGCGAATTCGCTTTCACTTGTTTAGTTCGGAAATATTATTTATCAATTGTTCGTTTAATCCAAGGTAATGGAACGGACTTTGAATGTGCTGTAGGAATTAATGCACATGGTAAAGATTGGGGAAGATTGAAAGAACATCTTATTCAATATGGAGATGAACGCATGATTGCAGGTGATTACAAAGCTTTTGATAAGGCTGCTACACCTTTAGCGATGATGACTTCATTTGAAATGCTTATTCATATTGCTGATCGTGCTGGTTATACTCAGGAACAACTGACTATTATGCGCGGTATTGCAACTGAAATTTGCTATCCTTTGTATGAATTAGATGGTATTTTAGTCCAAATTTTTGGATCTAATCCGTCAGGACATCCGTTAACAGTTATTATCAATAATTTAGAAAATTCTCTTTATTTGCGATATGCTTACTATGCTATGCATAAGGACGAGATTGTTCCTGCGTTTGCTGATAGAATTGCATTGCTATGTTATGGTGATGACAATGCTATGGGTGTTCATGAACTAGAGACAAAATTTAATCATACTTCAGTTGCTTCTGAATTAGACCAAGTTGGTATTACCTATACTATGGCTGATAAAGAGGCAGAATCCGTACCTTATATTCCTCTTAAAGATGTTTCTTTTCTTAAAAGAGGATTCGTATATAGTTCTGCTGTAGATTCTATTGTTGCACCTATCGAGGTTGCTTCAATTAGTAAATCTTTGCATAACTTTATGCACAACAAAGGGTCTGATGTACTCCCTGCTCAAATTGCTGCGCAAGCTATTAATGCTGCAAACATGGAATTTTTCTATCATGGAAAAGAAGTGTTTGAGGAGCGTAGAGCACAATTACTCGAAGTTGCTGAACTTTCTGGAATTTCTGATTTCGTTGGTGAGTTAGATACTCATGCTGATTTGATTGATCGCTATAATAATAGTCGTATTAAGAAATCTATACTCGAAGAACCGAAAATCTTAGATTGCTAAGTAACAAGATCTCTTCATAGAGATTCGTTTTTAGGTCTGGTTACCAGGATGATTTGTGCGAATTGTCCCCGGCTTTCCTAGAAATTTGTTTAAGCACATTTTTGTATATTATTACATATTTTACATATTGGTACTTGTGAATTGAGCTCTCCAAGTACTTTACATATTTTTAGCTTACTGTATTTTATAGGTGCAAGGGGTGCACGAAGTCAAAAACCCCACAAACATGCTCGGTTGGTAGCAGTAACCAACAAGGGACAGGAGTCCCGAAAAACTTGAGAACTCAAGATTCATTACAAGAATGTAATGCTTACGATTCATTTGATCCTCGTGAGCCTATTTATTATAGTGGAACTTGTGCTCTTGATATTCAATCGAAGGAAGAGAAATTTGGTATTACCATTTCAAATCCTTCAAAAAGCACTAAAGAACAAAATGTATCATTTAATGATCAAAATCCAGCTTATTCTTATGTTGTCGACTCTATGCCTGACCCAACTTTTGGGCAGGCTGATTTGGCAGATGCAACACTTGGCGATTTCTTCAAGAGACCAGTTAAGATTGCTTCTTATGAGTGGGGTGTTAATGATTTATTATTTGAACGATTTAATCCTTGGCAACTCTATTTTGAGAATCCGCGTATTATCAATCGTATTACTAATTTTTCTTTATTACGTGCAAAACTACATGTTAAAATTCTTATTAATGGCAATGGTTTTCATTATGGTCGCGCTTTGGCGTCATATATACCATTAGAACAATATGATGGATTTACTGTAGATCGTGCTTTCTTTTCACAAGATATTGTGCAAGCTTCACAGCGCCCACATTTTTATCTTGATCCAACCACTTCGCAAGGTGGTGAAATGGTATTGCCTTTCTTTTATTTTAAGAATGCTATATCCATTCCTAATGAAGAGTGGAGACGAATGGGTGAAATGACCCTTCAATCTCTAAACAATTTAAAGCACGCCAATGGAGCAACTGATCGTGTTACGGTTTCAGTTTTTGCTTGGGCAGAAGACATTAATTTATCCATGCCTACAGCATCTGAACCCGGAGCATTAACTCCTCAGTGTGATGAGCAACCTTTGGATGCGCAAGCCGATGAGTATGGATCAGGTCCAATCTCTAAGCCTGCGTCCTTAGTTGCTCGTTGGGCTGGTGCTCTTAAAGATGCCCCAATGTTGGGGCCATATGCACGAGCCACTTCGATAGCTGCATCAGCGGTCGAGAATGTGGCCAAAATTTTTGGTTATTCACGACCAGCTATCTTATCAGATATTATGCCATACAAACCTACTTATGTGGGTAATTTGGCTAATACTGATGCTCCTGATACCGTACAGCGTTTAACGTTGGACAGTAAACAAGAGGTGACTATTGATCCTCGTGTTACAGGTTTAGGTGATACTGATGAATTAGCCATCGTACCTCTTGCTATGCGAGAATCTTATGTAACCACATTTCCGTGGCAAGTTTCGTCTACGACAGAATCTTTGCTATGGAATTCTGAGGTTACGCCCTCTATGTGGGCAGAAAACGATATTACCGATCCTCAAGAAATCCATATGACTCCGTCATGTTGGGTATCTATGCCTTTTAAAAATTGGCGAGGAAGCATGGAATTTCGTTTTCAAATTGTTGCTTCACAATACCATAAAGGTCGTCTTAAGGTTGTTTGGGATCCATATTATCCCCAATCTAATGAGTACGTTACCAATTATACATGGATTGTTGATTTAGCAGAGGAAAAAGATTTCACTGTTAAGGTTGGTTGGGGTAACCAGCTAGGTTATTGTGCACACGATACACCTGGCGTTAGTTCACCACCATATTCTACAAGTTTAATCGGAGCTATTCCTGGCGCAAATGCTAATGGAATTTTATCCGTTTATGTTGTGAATGAACTGACCATTCCTAATTCCACAATTGACAATGACATTTCAGTTAATGTTTTTACCAATATGTGTGATGATTTTGAAGTTGCTAATCCTTCATCTAATCAGTTAGAATTATATTCTTACTTTTTGCCACCTCAAGAGGCTTCCCAACAAAGGGAGCTTATTGAAGAAGCAGGCTATCCTTATGGAGTTGCCGCTTTGTGTGCGAGAGTTCAAGAACATAAGGATGCTGTTAATGAACAAGTGCAACAAAATGAATGTACTGATAAAGACTTGCCTAGTGGCGAGATCGCAAATTGTGTTGCGGCTCGTATGTCTGGGGAAGCTTCACCTGCTTGTCAGGATGAAGAGAGGAAATTTCCTCTTTTAAGTTCAGGATATCGTCCCTTGAATACTCAATCTTCCGAAGAACCTATGGTTAAAGGAGATATGGAGAATACAAGTGAACCATCTAAGCCTATATCGACTCAGGTTGATGGCACGATGGGTCCTGGTGATTTGGATAAAACCGATCACGCGCTTGATGTATTTTTCGGAGAACAAGTAGTTTCTCTTAGACAAATCCTTAAGCGTTACAATTATCATACAACATTTGGATCTTTTCTCACCGGTAATCGTTTATATAAACGTCGAGCCAATAATTTACCCTATTATAGGGGTTATGCTCCCGGTGGAGTGCATTCTGCTGATGGTGTTCCTTACAATCGCGCTAAAATGACCACATTGAATTGGATCATGCCGGCTTACACAGCCTGGCGTGGTGCAACTAGGTGGAAATATGTGCGTGCCAAAGAGACCACCTCTATTGCAGGAGGCGGTTCAGATCTTTTGCGACAAGCATGGATGACCGTTAGGCGTGTAGCTACAAAAATTAGTGGTTACGACGAGTCTATGCCAGCATGGACTGGACCCGGAACTGCTAATGCAATTGCTGCTAACAATTTACGAGAAATGGATCATACGTGGGATGGTAATACTGCCACCACTACTGTTCAAAATCCTGTAATTGAAGCAGAGTTGCCTTATTATTCAAATTTGCGTTTCGGAATGGCTAAAGAGGCCAATCTGACAACACAAACTGCAATATCGTATGTGCACGAACTTGAAACTTTAAGCGCTGTAAATACCAATGCTGGTATGCACATTGATGCTTATTGTTCAATAGGTGAAGATTTTTCTTTAAATTTCTTTACCGGGGCTCCCATAGCTTACTATGTGGGGCCTTTTGACCCAGATCCTTAGAGGATCTACCGACCTAGTGTAATGTCGTAAAAAGTACACCCTCTCCATTTTGGATGGGAGGAATGGTTGTTAAATCTATATGGGACCATTTTAATATTACTATATAGCGCACATAGCATGATGTGCGGGAACAAAATCATGTAAATCCTACCGTGTGACCCGGTAGTCATTTTGTTTACAAAATGGAGCAATAAGCTCGCGTCTCTTTTGAGAAGAACCTTTGGTTTTTAATCGCGAGTTAGCTCGCGAGGAATTTTATCCGGAGGTTACATTTTCAATAAGAGACTGATTCTGATTGAAAGGCCACATGTTGTGCCTTTCATCCGATAGGTCAACA